TGAAAACGGATTTTCAACCCAAATGCTTCCCTCCCACGCGGGGAGGGGTGTCAGCCCATCGAGACATTAGGTTCGATAGGTCTGCACTGCGCGCTGATGGCAGTACAGTGGCTGCTGACATGAATGATTCCAGATGCTGCATGGAAGCTAGCATCTCGGGAGCAGGATTGTCCCGTTTGGTGTCGGATGTTCTAGGAGACATCCCTATCGACGCCATCGGGTCTCGCGATCAGCGAGACTCGATTAGAGCAATAGTTAAGTCTGTGGTCCTAGCCATACTCTCATTCGTTAAAGTGCGCAACGGAATGAGATGGAGAAAGATTGTTCTGTCATTGCACAAGACAGCCCAGAAGATCGTCTCAATTTCTGACGAGTTCTCTGAGGAGCAATCCTATGTCAAGTATTATTTTGACAAATACCTGTACATCTATTTTCAGGGAAATAGTCTTGGTTATCCGAAACCAAAGGATAATTATAGACCGTTGTTCTCAGGTCTTGTAAGTAGATTGGTGTTTCGTGCGATAAAGCACGGCGATGCAAGCTTCCTGTATTCACTACAGAAGGGTTGCAAGCAGTCATGGACAGCTCTTTCCGATAAAAAGAAAGATATGGCCCTGGCTAAGCACAAGGAACGTTTATCAGTTCCTCGTCCACCAATTGAAGGTGATATTCAGTATCATCTTAGAACTACGAGTCGCCAACTGTTTAAGAAGTTGGATGATGTTTCGAAGTTCCTACCTACGGGAAGTGCTTGTTATGAGAAATCCCGAAGGGCCGGCGGAGCATTGTCGCTCACCGATCCCTTTTCCTTTGAAATTGAGCACCCACAGCTGGGTGCCCTACCTTCACTGAATCTGTCTTTTGCACAATGGCGACAGGAACAGTTTTCAAAGTTTGAAGATATAGCCATCTCCGAAATTGAGACCGCTGGCCGGAACGTTGAAATTATCGCGTTACCGGAGCCGGGAAAGTTTCGGATTTTGTCTAAAGGTAGTGGGTATTTGTATTCAGTGTTACAACCTTTACAGGGCGTAATGTTGAATGCATGGAAACAATCTTCCTTCTCTACGATGAGAGATGAAGACTTAACTAGCAGGATTAATCAACTCGACAAAGATGTTGATTTCTTCTACATGTGGAGGAGTGGTGATTATGAGGCTGCGACGGATTTAGTCAAACGTGAGGCAACTACTCTGGTGATGGGTGTTCTTACCCATGCACCACAGCATGTCCTTGCGATGATGACCCTGTCGCAGTCCTTCA